CCGCTGGACAGTTGCGCGGGATCACCTGGCTTGCTCCGGTTTTGCTGCGGCTGCACGAGTTGGACCAGTTCGAGGATGCAGCACTGGTGAAGGCCAAGGTTGCCGCGCTGTTCACAGGCTTCATCACCGACCCGGATGGCACGGCGGGCGGGCTGACCGGCGCCAACAATGGCGGCGCGTTGACCGTTGGCATGGAACCCGGCAGCTTGATCCCCTTGCCGCCTGGCACCGACATCCGCTTTTCCAATCCGACCGAGAGCGACGCCTACGGCCCCTTCGTCAAAAACCACCTGCGCGCTGTGGCTGCGGGGATGGGCCTGCCATACGAACTGGTCTCGGGCGATCTGGAAGGAGTGACCTATTCCTCGATCCGTGCCGGGCTGATCGAGTTTCGCCGTCGGGTTGAGCAGTTGCAGCACAACGTCGTGGTGCATCTGTTCTGCCGTCCAGTCTGGGAACGCTTCGTGCGGCTGGCGGTACTGTCCAGCGACCTGCCCGCCCGCGATTTCGACCGTGATCCCGCTGCCTATCTTTCCTGCGAATGGCTCCCGCCCAAGTTCGATTACGTCGATCCGAAGAAGGACGTGGAGGCTGAGATCCTCGCCATCAACGCCGGGCTTAAGAGCCGCAGGCAGGCGATTTCGGAACGGGGCTATGACGCAGAACAAGTCGATGCCGAGATTGCCGCTGACAAAGCGCGGACCGATGCGCTGGGCCTAAGCTTCGGTGCGCCGCCCGCCGCCAAAGAGGACATCCCCGATGAATGACGCCGTCAGCCTTCTGACCCGCCGTGCGGACCTGGCCCCAGCCAGCGCCGATCGCGATGCACGCACTGTTGAGGTGGTCTGGTCCACAGGCGCGCCCGTGCGCCGCCGCGACATGGCCGGCCAGTATGTCGAACGCCTCAGCCTTGCGCCGGAAGCGGTGGACCTGTCGTTCCTGCAAGGGGCCAGCGTCCTCGACGCCCACCGTCAATCCGCCGTGCGCGATGTGCTGGGTAGCGTGCAATCCGCCAGCGTCGATGGCCAGCGCGGCACGGCGCTGATCCGGTTCTCGGCCCGGCCCGAGGTGGAACCGCTCTGGCAGGACGTGCTGTCGGGTATCCTGCGCCATGTCTCCGTCGGCTATTCGGTCGAGGACTGGTCCGAGACCACCGAGAACGGCGCACGCGTCCTGACCGCCGTGCGCTGGACCCCCCACGAAATTTCCCTGGTGCCGACGCCCGCAGACCAGGGTGCCCATATTAGAATGGAGAACAATATGCCCGATGATATCCGGAGCACAGTTGCAAACGACAACGGTGCAAATACCCGCGCCACGATCAACACCGAGATCAGGTCCATCGCCCACATCGCCGGGCTGGACCAGGCTTGGATCGACGCCCAGATCGATGCTGCCGCCGATGCCGACACCGCCCGGCGTGCCGCCTTCGATTCACTTGCCAGCCGCAGCGCGCCGCCGATCCGCTCCGAACAGGTGCGGGTCGAGATCGGCGAGAGCCAGGACGACCCGAGCCTTCGCGCCCGCCAGATGGGCGAAGCCCTTTATGCCCGGATCAACCCGCGCCACGAGCTTTCCGAACCTGCCCGCCGCTATGCATACGCCACGCCGGTGGACATGGCCAAGGAACTGCTGACCCTGCGCGGCGAGTCCACCATGGCGCTGTCGCCTGCCACGCTCGTCACCCGAGCGCTGCACACCACCTCGGACTTCCCCATCATCCTCGGCAACACAGTGGGCCGCGTTTTGCGCGATGCCTACCAGGCCGCGCCCTCCGGCATCCGCCGCCTCGGTCGCCAGACCTCGGCGCGGGATTTCCGGTCGGTCAACAAGATCATGCTGGGCGAGGCCCCTCTACTGGAAAAGCTGAACGAGCACGGCGAGATCAAGGCCGGGACGATGGCCGAGGCGCGAGAGGCCTACAAGATCGAGACGTGGGCGCGCAAGATCGGCATCACCCGCCAGGTGCTGGTGAACGATGACCTCGGGGCGTTCTCGGACCTCGCCCGTCGCATGGGTCAGGGCGCGGCCGAGACAGAGGCGCGGATCCTCGTGACCCTGCTGGAGGCCAACAGCGGCAACGGCCCAACCCTGTCGGACACCAAGGCGCTGTTTCACGTCGACCATGGCAACAGGGCGGGCAGCGGCGCGGTCATCTCCGATGCGACGCTCTCTGTCGCCCGGCTGGCGCTGCGCACCCAAAAGGGGATTGAGGACCGCACAATCCGGGTCACACCGAAGAATCTGCTGGTCCCGCCTGCGCTGGAGACCGTGGCCGAGAAATGGCTGGCAACAATTGCACCAGCCACGGCCGCCGATGTGAACCCCTTCTCGGGATCGCTCTCGTTGGTTGTGGAACCGCGCCTTTCCAGCGCCACCCGCTGGTATATCACTGCCGACCCCGGCGAGATTGACGGCCTGGAGTTCGCTTACCTGTCCGGGAACGAGGGGCCGCAGGTCGAAAGCAGGTCGGGCTGGGATGTCGACGGTGTGGAAATCCGGGTGATCTTGGACTTTGGCGCAGGCTTCATCGACCACCGCGGCTGGTACATGAACGCCGGTGCGTGAGGATGGCTGACCTCGCCCAACTCACAGCCTGGCGCGACGCCCTGATGGCCGCACGCTATCAGGGCGTCCGCGTCGTCGAATACGACGGCAAGCGCGTCACCTATGCGACCGATGCGGAAATGGCGTCGGCGCTGGGCGACCTCAACCGGCAAATGTTCAGAACTGGGCCGCAGCGCATCTCTGTCGTCCGCATCCAATCCACCAAAGGACTTTGAAAATGAAAAACTACATCCAGGAAGGCAGCATCATTACTGTCACTACCCCTACCGGCGGTGTCGTCTCTGACGCAGGGCTGATCGTCGGCAGCCTCTTCGGCGTTTCCCTCCATTCATCTGCAGAGGGGGAGGCCCTCGAAGTGGCAACGGAGGGCGTCTACCGACTACCCAAGGTCAGCGCGGCGGTGCTTGCGGTTGGAACACGCGTCGCATGGGACAACACGGCCAAGAACATCAACCTGCCTGGCGCTGGGCGCTTCCCCGTGGGGATCGCCACTGAGGCCGCCGGAAACGGCACCACCATTGTTGCTGTGCGGCTGGATGGTGTGGCGACCGTCGCGGCGTAAGGATCAGACAGCGTGTTCGCCCTCGTGGAACGCCATGTAGGTGATTTCGCGGAGGCGGGCGCGGTAATGGTCCAGTGTCCCGACATTGGCCCAGTTCACTTCCTCGGGACTGCAATCGAAGTGATCAGCGCTGTGCGCGGCAAGACGCGCGAGCATCATATCGATCTCAGTCTTGGCGGTGATGAACGCGTCCAGAGCGGCGGCGTTGGTCTTGGTCATGGCTGTCTCCAACATGGTGTCGGGGACATTACGGCTCTTGTCGGCATGGAAATCAAGTTTAATGAGACCGTGAATATCGGCAGAACATTTGGCCAAGCCCGTGTCGCATGGGTGTTGCACGGAGGGGATGGGAACAGCTGTAAGGGTTTGGAAACTTTGGGGAATGTGTTGTTCTGTGTTGCAACGCAATAAGGGCGCCCATTGGGCGCCCTGAATCGGCCTAAGCCTCTGATATCTTGCTATATTTTTGGTTTGCGGGAGTCAGATTTGAACTGACGACCTTCAGGTTATGAGCCGAAACCCAGAGAAATTGCCAAAGCTAGCCTTTTCAATCACTTGCACGATAAGTCATTGATATCCCGAACTGAGTTCGACTTCCTTTGTTGTGGTTCACCGGATTTAGACGTTTTCCGATATGCCCAAAACTGCGTTCGCCGGTTGACCAGGTGTTGACAAGAGCAGTAGCAGCCACGTGCCAAAAGTAATCGCCGAGCCGCAGCTCATGATCACGTGTACGCAGGCTTTAATGTCGATATCGGCGGTGCGCTATCGCTAATGGCAAGTTGGACAGACAGCAGCTTCGCGCAGGAAACGGACCGTGCAAACTTGCGAACCATGGTCGTCCTTCAGGACGCAACCGGCCCTACCCGAAGGGCGGAAGCGTTGGCGCTGTACATCACCAACTGGTCGACGCCGAAAGCGACGGATGGCGCGAATGGCGGGTCGGGTCAGAGCTATGGCTCGAGCGGGATGCCTCCCCTGCCAGCGCAGGCGGCGCAATAGCAAACGCCAGTGGCGGACGATCAGGTGGACCGGCTGCGCGGCAAGATCAACAGCCGGGGCGAGCCCAAGCTGAGTGCACAAGCGATCCAGTGGCCGACACCGGCCGCGCAGAACTGGAAGGGCAGCAGCCCGGCCAGCGTGACGCGGGCGGATGGCAAATCCCGGATGGATATTCTGCATTACCGAGCGGAGCAGGGCTTCACCCGCCCGGACCCGGTGATCATGCCAGATGGTCGGCGGTCCTCGCCGCACGCACCGATCTCGCGCCCGCTCTGGGCCTATCTGATTGCCTCGCATGGGCGCGCCGTCTCGCGGCGGATCCTGAAGGCACGGTCACGGCGGCGGCTGAACCCGCTCTTCGTCGGATGGCTGATGAGCTGGCCCATTAGGCACGCGCTCTGCGTCTGCTCGGCAACGGAGTTTACCCTCTGGCAGTAGCACATGCGTGGCGCACTCTCGCAGCTGCCCTTGGCCTCGGGCCCGTGAATCTGGCGGCCGAGCGAGGGTGCCTCTTTTGCGGGGCTAGAGAGGCTGCGCAAAACCATATTTGATAAACGCCGAACACGATGATGCTAACCGGGGCCGCAAAGTAAGACGGCTGGAACTGTTCGTCCCGGTAGGTGCGCCCATCGTGCGACGTATTTTCCCAATTGGTAGCGATGGCGCGTTTTAGTTCTAGTATCTAGACAACTTTGGAGAAAGACAATGATCATATCGACGATAGTGAAACTGAAAACACTGGGCTTGGCACAGCAGGTCGTGGCTGGCGCGTTCATCAACGGGGCCTTGATCGGCGGGGCGATGGTTGCCGGTGCGGTCATCGCCAGCAAGGCACGTTCCGGTGATGGGCCGCTCTGCAAATCGATGAAAGCGTCTACGCCGCAGGACCAATAAGGTGCGCATAACCGGCAGATTTGAGAGGCGTGTGCAGATGTGGACGCCTTTGGTCCTGAAGGCCCGTCTTCGTGCTTAAGTCCACTCCGCCTAGATCAGTGGATGCACGTGCATTTCGACGGCGCGCAAGAATTATCGTGGCGATTGTGCTGATCGCTCCCACAATTGCCGGAAGCCTTGTGGCGCTCGTGCTTTTTGGTGGGCGTTAAACCCGGGCCCACCTCAGCCGTCCCGACGTGCCTTGCCTGTCCGACACCAAGAATTGAGAGTTCCACATGTTCGTCCCACTCTCCCAACAGCCACAGCCTGTGCAGGTCTTTCTGTCCGCCTGCCTGTTCTTTGAACTCGTTGTGCTGGTCAGCATGCCGTTTGGCGCCGAGGACAGCATGCGCAGATTTATGATCACACTGGGCGGCTTTTGGCCGGACCTCTTGAAAGGAGCGGCGCCGATCTTCGCCGGACAGCCGGTTCTAATGTTCGCCACCTCGGCCCTGCTGCACGGCGGGGTCTTGCACCTTTTCACGAATATGGTGGGGCTTTTGTGGTTAGGACCGATCATCGTCAACCGATTGGGAACATCCGCGTTTTGGTACATTGCGGCGCTGTCAGCCTTGGGGGCGGGTGGGCTCTTCGCGGCGCTTTCCGTGACCGGCATGCCATCGGTAGGCGCGTCAGGCGTTCTTTTCGGTTTTTTGGGCACTGTCGTGACTTGGGAGGTCTTGGACAGGCAAGCCCGCCGCGAAAGCCTCAAGCCGCTAGTGCAACAGGGGTTTGCGCTGCTGGCCATCAATGTTGTGCTGACGCTGTCGAGCGTTGCCGCAATCGCCTGGCAGGCTCATTTGGGTGGATTTCTTGCCGGTGTCCTCTGCGGTACGATCACTTGGCGGGGCCCGTATTCGTCCCGTTGGACATAACCCGGAGGAGTGCGCTATGCGCCTTGCCATCATCCCACTTATCGCGAGCGCGATCTTGCATCTGATAGGCTTTGCACTGGCCGGGTTTGTATCTTCCAGCCTATTTCTGCTATTTCCAGCCGCGCTTTACAGCGTTCTCTCTGTCGGTTTGTGGCGTGGCATGACGTGGGTGGCGTGGGTGACCCTTGTGTGCATGGTCGGGGGCTGTATCGGCACGGTTGTCGAGTTTACCGGACCGCTGATCGCGCCCGCGCCGTTATTGGTAGGAATAATTCTTGCAGACCTTGTTGCGGCAGGACTTCTGATCCGAGCACTTTGGCGGTCTCAAAGGATAACAAATGCACGCTAGGGCGCATCGGCGCATCGATTTCGCGATGCTCAAACGACCAAGCAGCGAGAAATTCCATTCACAGTATGTCGTCCCTCTCCGAACATTTTCTAGCAGGATCCCCGCACGCATTCACGGCCCTGAGCCGTCATTTGTCCCAAGCGCAGCGGATGATCGGTCCCCGCCCCTCGAGTCGGACAACGCAACAGCAAAGTATTGCGCCTTCCACTGGTAGCCTTCGATCCTCATGTGCAATCCACAGAGCGCTGGGCGCGCCTACTCAACCCACTGATCCCCTTGACCGGAATAGCCCTGCCCACTTCAATTCCACCTTCCGCCTGTCTTCCACCCTCTGCCTCATGCTGTGACTTGATAACGGCGCGAGTCTACGCCTGTGTCGAGGGATAAGGAGGCCGGATACATGGTCAACAGACTGAAACTGAATGAGAAAGCCCTGCGCGATGCTGAGCTTCGGGCGGGCGTCAGCTACCAGATTTTCGACACCGAGGTGATCGGCTTTGCCGTGAGGGTCCAGTCATCGGGCGCACGGACCTTCACCATCGATTACCGCCATGCCGGGCGGCAGCGGCGCATGAATATCGGACGCTGGCCCGAGTGGAGCGTGACGGCCGCGCGCGAACGCGCCAAGGAGTTGCGCCGCGCCATCGACGAAGGGCGCGACCCTCTGGCCGTGCGGGAGGACTTTCGCGAGGCTCCACGCGTGAAGGACATGATTGACCGCTACATTACGGAGCATTTGCCCAAACTGGCCAAGAACAATGCGGGAGATCAGGTTTCGATGCTTCGGAAGATGCTGGAACCGGCATGGGGCAACAAGCTGGTGACGGAGATAACCAAGTCCGACGTCGCGCGGTTCCTCGATTTCGTCGCCGAGGGCCGCCCCCGCCCCAGCAAGGCAAAACCCAATAACCGCGCGCGCAAGCTGCAGGGACACAAGCCGACACCGATCCGCGCCAACCGCATGGGTGAGGTGCTGCGCAAGATGTTCACGCTGGCGATGGAATGGGAATGGCGGGCTGACAATCCGGCGCAGGGGTTCCACCGGCGGATCGAACAGGCCCGTGAGCGGTTTCTGGGCCCCGAAGAACTCACCCGCATCGCAGCAGTGCTGGACAACGCCGAGGATCAGCGCGGCGCTGCGATCATCAGGATGTGCATGCTGACCGGCGCGCGCGTGGGCGAGGTGCGCACCGCGCGCTTTGAGCAGTTCAACCTCGACTATGCGATCTGGTCGAAACCCGCCGCAACCACTAAGCAGCGCAAGATCCACCGCGTGCCGATCTCGCAGGAGGTCGTGACCATCTTGCGCCAACGCCAGATGGTGGTGCCGAACGGCAACCCATGGCTATTCCCCGGTGAGGTTATTGGCCAGCCGGTGCGCGAAATCCGCCGCTTCTGGGCGCGCGTCCAGAAAGAGGCGGATCTGCCTGACGTGCGTATTCATGATCTGCGTCACACCTTCGCCTCCCTGCTGGTCAGCGGCGGTGCGTCACTGGAAATGATCGGCAGGCTGTTGGGTCACAGCCAGATGCAAACAACACAGCGCTACGCCCATCTGATGGACTCACCGCTGCGCGCGGGCGTCGACACCGTGGCCAGCATCTTGCGTCCGCGACCGCGCCTTGTGCACGGCGCGGCGCAGGATGAAGGCGGGCTGCCAAAGTCGGCGTGACCCTCACACCGGCTCCTCACCGCGCAGTTTGCGCCAAAGTGGTGCAAGCCGCTTGCGGATCGTGCTTTCATCCGGGACATCCCCCGACCGTGAATTTTGCACGAACCAGTCCTGTACGAGAGCCACCAGCGCCGTTTGCGTCTCGGGCACGCCCTTGTCGAACAAAAACCACGTCAACCATGCGTACATCGCATCCCAATCATAGCGGGGCGCAGCACCTGTGTTTGTGGGCGGGCGGCGCAGCAAATCGCGTTCCTCCTCAAACTCCTGCACCGAATGCGCTGCCAGCAACAGATCCGTTGACCGAAGCGGGATACCATCAGGGGGATCAGTCACTTTCAGCCAGACTTTACTTCCAGGTGGCAGGACGCGCTTCAGGCGGCAGAGTTCATCGCTGGGTCCATAGCGACGGAACATTGGCATCAGCTCTGCAATCGGAACTTCGACCAGCCCCGCGACGGTCTCATCGCCACAGCTGACAGGCGGGATGCCCGCCAGAACCTGAAAATGTCCAGCTGCGGCCCAGCCCGCGACATCGGCCGGAGGACAGCCCCAGCGCGCTGAAAGTTCATAGATCGAGTAAAAGGCGATAGGCGGCAGTGGCATAGATAGAATCCTTTCAGACATGCGGCATCGTTCGGTCAAAACCGTCGGAATGCGGGGTTAAAAAGCCCGCAATGCAATGCATGCGGATTGGCTGCTGAGCCTTGTGTCGAGGAAAACCGCCTGTGGGCCAGAGCCGCATCCCACGGGATGCTGGCGCCTGGCTGTGTTCGTGTTTTTCGATTAGTGCTTACTGCTCACACCTAGATTACGCATCCCAGAGACGAGCTCACAATCACGAACTCGTGATAGTCGGTCAATGCAACCGGCTGCCGTAACAAACTGTTGAGTGCCGTTGAATGTCGGCAGCGCGGGACCGGAATTAGTCGTTCCGTCAATTCCGCACCGCGCAAATCCCGCGAATCACTCTCAAATGCCAGCCAATTTGACCTGCCAGAATGAGCGAGCAGCTTGGTCCTGTGACCAGCGCATAAAGCCTTTCGATATCAGATCTGTCAGGCGCGCAGTGGCGGTCTCGCACTCAACCCGGGATAGCCTGAAATCCCAATAGAACATGGACCGGAATTGCTCGGCGGGTTTCAATTCCACCTTCCGCTTGTCTTCCGCCCCGCGCGCTCTGCTTCGCTGTCCCTGCCCCCAAGAGAGGGGCAGAGGAAAAATGGAGCAGCCATGAAACAACCCCAACCTGAAGTCCCGCAAGAACCGCTGAACCTGCTGGCGGACTGGATCAGCCGCGAGCAGTTGGCTGGCGAACTGGGTATCACATCCGACACGCTCGCCAGATGGGAGGCGCGCCGCCAGGGGCCACCCTGCACACGCATCGGACGCAAATCGTTCTACCGTAGGGCCGCCGTTCAAGACTGGATCCGCGCACAGGAACAAGTGCATCCGGTGCGCAAATCAAGGGGGCGGTCATGACCGCGCCTATCTTCCTCCCCGCCCCATGGCCCGCTGACCGCGTCGCGGAAGCCCGCGCTGTGATCGCCGATGTGGCCCATCACAGCGACCACCTGATCCGGCTCGCCTGCAACGTTCTGGCCGCGCATGGCGAGACCGACGGTGAACGCAAAGATGCCCGCGCGCTGTTGCTGGTGATCGACGCGCGGCAGCCGATCCGGCAGGCCCAGCGTGAGAGCAACGGGGAGGTCGGGGAATGAACCGCCGTGGCACCCCCGAGGCTGATCTGCAGCGTGCAGTCGTACAGGCGCTGCGCACCGTTCTGCCCCGCACAGCCATCATCCATCACTGCGCCAATGAAGTGTCTGAGCCCGGTCCTCGCGGAGCCAAGCGCCAGGCGATCCTGGTCGGCATGGGCGTCCATGCGGGTTTTGCCGATCTGATGGTGATCTGCGACGGGCGCGTGCTGTTCCTTGAGCTGAAAGCCCCAAAGGGTCGTTTGCGCCCCGCGCAGGAGGCGTTTCGCGATGCCGTGCTGGCGCAGGGTTTTGGCTGGGCGCTGGTGCGCAGCCTCGACGATGCGCTGGGCGCGCTGACGGAGCACGGCTTCACAACACGCATTGCGCCCCCTGTGAGGAGGCCCGCGCCATGAGCCATGACGCCACCAACTGGGCCATCAAGCAGCGCGGGTTGAAACCCACCACCAAGATCGTGCTCTGGCATCTGTGCGACCGGTTCAATCCTGACTTTGGCTGCTTTCCCTCACAGGTGCGGCTGGCCCACGATTGCGAGATCAGCCGCTCAACGCTAAACGATCACCTCCGCCAATTAGAGGCAGGCGGCCTGTTGCGCCGCGTGCCTCGGATTGATCCGGTGACCAAACGCCAGAAACCCACCCGCTACATCTTGGGCTTTGAGCGGGGCTTCACACCTGCGGGTGTGGTTCCATGTCCGGAAACCGGACACGGGTTTGCGCCCGTTGATCAGATCGATGAAACGGCTGATGAAATCGAGCCCAATGCCCGCGTATCAGTCGAGCCATGTCCAGAATCCGGACACGGAATTAACGCCGAAGCCGTGTCCGGATTTTGCCCCGACCCGTGTCCGGAAAATGACCAAAGCCGTGTCCGGAATCCGGACACTAACCTTGTAAGAGAACCTTTAAGTAAACCAGTAAAGGAGGAGGAGGACGCGCAAGCGCGCGAGATCGAGTTTGATCAGTTCTTCGCAGAACTGCTCGGCGCGCTGGGCTTTGCCGCCAACGCGACCCTCCCGGCTTGGTGGCAGGGCGCGCCAGCTCGGCTGAACGTGCGCCGCTGGATCGACGACCTCGGGTTGTCTGAGGATCGGATCATCGAAGTCGCAACCGAGACCCGGCGCGACCATCCGAACCCGCCCGATGGCCCGAAGGCGCTGGATCGCTTCATGGAGCGCGCAGCGAAGCGCTATGCGCAGATGGTTGCTGCGAATGGCAGTGCCCTGAAAGCAAAGCAACGCCAAAAGGCGCAAGGTAAGCCGACAGCCAGCCCGGATGAGCTGGCGGCGTTCTATGCGGCCAAGGTGAACTCGGACGAATTCCTGCCCCCCAGCATGATCAGCAACGCCATCTGCGCGGCGATGCTGGCCCGCGAGCTGGTGACGACCGACAGGCTGCGTCAGCGGGGGATCCTGTGAATGGCATGGTGTCACGTCCCCGGCACGGATTGTCCCTCTGCGCAGGCGGCGGAGGCTTGGATCTGGGCCTCATGCTCGCCGAACTCGGTTTCCACACCCGCGCTTTTGTCGAATGGGAGGATTGGCCCCGAACTGTGCTCATCGCCGCCCAGCGCGCGGGATACTTCGCCCCGGCACCGATCTGGGACGACCTGCGCAGCTTCGATGCCCGGCCCTTTCGCGGGGCCTTCGACATCGTCCTCGCCGGATATCCCTGCCAGCCGTTCAGCGCCGCTGGAAAACGCGGCGGTGCCGACGACCCGCGCCACCTCTGGCCAGAGGTCGCCCGGGTTATCGCTGAATGTCGCCCCGAATGGGTGTTCCTCGAAAATGTCCCCGGTCACGTCAGCCTCGGCCTTGAGACCGTGCTGCGAGAGCTTTGGGACATGGGCTACACACCTGCGGCGGGCCTGTTCTCTGCGGCAGAAGTCGGCGCGCCGCACCAGCGGATGCGCATCTTCATCCTGGCCCACACCGATGAGCCTGCATCCCGGCACCGACCGATACAACCCGGCGGGCAACAGCGACTTCTCCCGCAAGGCGGAAGCGCTGGCGCTGGACATCAGCAATTGGTCGACACCGAAAGCGACCGACGGCGCGAAGGGTGGCCCGGGGCAGAGCTACGGTTCGGGCGGGACACCACCCCTGCCAGCGCAAGCAGCGCAATGGCAGACCCCGGTGGCGGACGATCAGGTCGACCGGCTGCGCGGCAAGATCAACAGCCGGGGCGAGCCGAAACTGTCGGCCCAAGCGATCCAGTGGCCGACACCGGCCGCGCAGAACTGGAAGGGACCGAGCGAGGCCAGCGTGATCCGGGCCGATGGCAAGTCCCGCATGGATATCCTGCATTACCGGGCGGAGCAGGGCTTCACCCGCCCGGACCCGGTGATCACGACGCATGGGCGACAATCCTCACCGCACGCCCCGATCTCGCGCCCGCTCTGGGGTTTCATGATTGCCTCGCATGGGCGGGTCGTCTCGCGGCGGATCCTGAAGGCACGGGCACGGCGGCGGCTCAATCCGCTATTCGTCGGATGGCTGATGGGCTGGCCCATCGGGCACGCGCTCTGCGCTTGCTCGGCAACGGAGTTCACCCACTGGCAGCAGCACATGCGTGGCGCACTCTCGCGGCTGCCCATGGCCTCGGGCCCGTGGATCTGGCGGCCGAGCGAGGGGCCGGAGAGCCCAGCGCAGATGAATCTCTTTGAAGGATTGCAGCCATGAGCATGCAGGGACGGATCGGACGGATCGGCGGCACAAAGGTGAAACGCCCACTAGGCGTGCAAGCAGCGCTGGAATGGGCTTTTCGAGTGGAAAGGGCACAGCTGGAACTGCCAGTGTCAAAGAACGTCTCAGAAGAGGGCTTTGGCTTTGGGCTGGAATATGTCCTGCTGCAACGCGCAGCGCTGGGCTGCAAAGTGGACGGCGGGCAGCACAAGATGGGCAGCTACACCCATCCCGACGCAGAGGTGATCGCCGCCGCCGTCGCGGGAATGCCTGACAGCCTCGGTGGCATCCGGATGGCGATCAGCGTGGCCGAAATGGCGC